GAATGGCAATGTCTATCGAACGCCGCCTTTGGATTCGACCATCATCGTGAAAGGGTGTACGTTATTGCCTACTCCAACGAAATCAAACAACAAACGTGGAGGGTTCAAGAGTGGAATAAGGCTCAAACAATATTTGTCCCGCCACCAAAACAACACGGTAGATTTCCTCTCTCTGAAAGGATTTACAAAATGCCAGATCGTGAGCATATTGGAATCAATGATGGGATTCGCGATTGGACACACAGAGTTGGATCGATCGGAAATGCGGTAAATCCGACGGTCGCCAAATACCTGTTTGAGTGTATTAAAATATTCGACAGCAATTTAAAGAAAGACATTCATCATAGTTGAAAACTGCATTCATCTATGATGAGAGATGATCTAAAATCAAATAATATATGAAATACATAGATTTTTTAAAAGGAAAGATGGCCATTAGCCATAATACAGGATTTGAGATTAAGCCGGGCGAATTAACAACCTCACTCTATCCTCACGTGAAAGATACCGTTCGTTGGGCGGTAGCCGGTGGTTGCAGAGCTATATTCTCCAGCTTCGGTATGCAAAAGACAGTCACCCAGCTGGAAATACTCCGGGTAATCCTGAACCATAAAGGAGGCAAGGGGTTGATCGTTTGCCCTAAGCGTGTGGTAGTCGAGTTCCTAACACAAGCGGAACAACACTTGCGCATGAAAGTAACCTATGTACGAACAATGGCTGATGTGATGATATGTCCGACCGATATCATGGTGACAAACTACGAGCGTGTTCGCGACGGTGAAGAAGGGGTTAGGATAGATCCGGCGTATTTTACTGTCACTTCACTGGATGAAGCAAGTGTACTTCGAGGATTCGGGACCAAGACCTATCAAGAGTTCCTCCCCTTGTTCTCGGATGTGCCTTATCGGTTTGTCGCCACGGCCACACCTTCACCCAACAGATACAAAGAACTAATACACTATGCCGGCTATCTTGGCGTGATGGACACAGGGCAGGCTCTTACGCGATTCTTTCAGCGTGACAGTACGAAAGCGAATAACTTGACACTTTATCCGCATAAGGAAAAGGAGTTTTGGTTGTGGGTATCCACATGGGCTTTGTTCTTAACTAAACCATCTGACTTGGGCTATCCGGATACTGGTTATGAGTTGCCGGAACTCCGTGTGCATGAAGAGATCGTGAGTGTGGACAATTCTACGGCTGGTACCGACCGTGACGGACAAGTGAAGATGTTCCGTGAGGCAGCTCTAGGATTGGCAGATGCGGCAAAAGAACGTAGGGACAATATGGAAGAGAAGATTGCCCGTGTGGTGGAAATCATCAACCGCCCAGAAAACAAGGACGACCATTTTCTTTTGTGGCATGATTTAGAATCTGAACGAATAGCCTTATGTAATGCGATTCCAAGCTGTAAGGCCGTATATGGTTCGCAGGATGATGAAGATGCCGACAGGGTGATATCCGACTTCAAGGACGGTCGGTTGAAATATTTGGCAGCTAAACCGGAGATGCTTGGTGAAGGTCTGAACTTCCAGTACCATTGTCATAAAGCAATCATGTTCATTGACTACCGCTTCAACGATAAGTTCCAAGCGATAGCCCGTATATACCGCTTTATGCAGCAGCATCCCGTTGATCTCTATCTGGTCTATGCCGAAAGCGAGGGTGAAATATTTAAGAGCTTCATGCAGAAATGGGCACAACACCGGGAAATGGTTTCCAAAATGACCGACATTGTCCGTGAAAACGGTCTGTTCGGTTTACAGGCCGAGGAAAAGATGATGCGTTGGATGTTCGCCAGTCGGGAAGAGAAATCCGGCAAACTGTGGAAGGCAATCAATAACGACAATGTCCTTGAATGCCAAAAGATGGAAAGTGACTCTGTGGACCTGATTGTAACCAGCATCCCGTTCTCCAACCACTATGAATATACGCCTACCTATAACGATTTCGGGCATAATGAGAGCAATGATAAGTTCTTTACACAGATGGATTACCTTACACCGGAATTAATGCGTATCTTAAAACCGGGTCGGTTAGCCTGTATACATGTGAAAGACCGTGTATTGTTCGGCAACGCCACGGGTGACGGTATGTCAACTATCGATCCATTCAGTGAAATGACAGTATTTCATTACATGAAGCATGGCTTTCGTTATATGGGCCGTATCACAGTAGACACGGATGTAGTGAGGGAAAATAATCAGACCTACCGTTTGGGCTATACCGAGATGTGCAAGGATGGCTCCAAGATGGGAATCGGATGCCCTGAATATGTATTGCTTTTTCGCAAGTTGCCTACCGATACCTCCCGTGCTTATGCAGACCAGCCTGTCACGAAGGACAAGAGCGAATACTCGCTTGCCCGTTGGCAGATCGATGCCCATGCAAGTTGGAAATCCTCCGGCAATTCATTGTTGTCATACGAAGATATGAAAGGCGCCGGAATAGATAAGATTCGGCATTTGTTCCGCAACTACGAACGTGAGCATATCTATAACTATGAGGAACATGTGTCGTTCGCAGAAGAGTTAGAGGCATACGGGAAATTACCCAAAACATTTATGGCCGTTGATCCTGTAAGTAAAAAAGATTGGATATGGGATGATGTCGTCCGGATGCGTACGCTCAATACGAGGCAGTCACAAAAGAAGAGACAGAATCATATTTGTCCTCTTCAGTTAGATATCGTTGAAAGGCTGATTGAACGGTATTCAAACAAGGGGGAATTGATATTTGACCCGTTCGGAGGTATCGGTACCGTTCCTTATTGCGCTGTCAAGTTGGGACGTAAGGGCTTGTCTACCGAATTGAATTATGATTATTGGAAAGACGGACTTACTTATCTACGGGAAATTGAGATGGAGGTAAGCGCGCCGACATTGTTTGACCTAATAGCGATGTAATCATGAGAAATAAAGAACTAATAGCTCTTCTCCAAGAGCAAGACCCGGAAGCGGAGGTAATGATACGCACGTCCGACGATCAATATTACTACGATTTAGTGGAAGTGTTCACGGATAAGGATGGGGATGTCATAATACAGGAGGGGTAAATATGGATAATAAGGAATATTTTAACAACGAATTATAATATGAATCAAATTTGCACGAATAAAGAACAATCATCCCGGCTATTAGAGGCCGGGGTGAGACCGGAGACGGCGGACATGGTTTTACTATATGTTGACGATGAGAGCAATATAGCGCCATGGGAGGATATCCGTAAAGACGAAAAAGGAAAGTTTTTCTATGATGTATATGGAGAGACATACACTTTGACAGAAAGTGTACTTCTTAGAGATAGCCAGTATTACGATCGTTCATACCAAGACGATTGCCCGGCTTGGTCTCTATCCAAGCTGATAGATATGATGCCTAAATCATATCAAGATGATATTGACGGGATGGTTTATTACCTATCCGGAAATTTCGTTGAGTTAATGTACGCATCGGACTGGATCAAGGACGGGGAAGGTGACAATACTTACAATTGCGCAAAATCCTTCGACAAAGAGAACCTGATGGACAATGTGGTTGACGCTATCGAGTGGCTCATCAAGAGAGGTCACTTGAATAAGAAATTCCTAACAGATAAATGCGGCGATTGCCGACTTATCGAGGATGAGTCGGCAAGCGGGGACGCTTGGTGTTCTGCCCATCAAAAGCCGGTAAGGTGTGATAGTGTAGCTTGTAACAATTTATTAGAGAAAGGAGGATCAAATGATTAAGGAAATACTACTCGCAGTCATTATGCTTTCAGTAATATTCATATTATCCTCCGGAATGACAATACAGTTTAAGCCTTTCCATATATCTTTTTCCCAACCCTTCTTCAGCCTAGGACTCATATTGATGATAATAGGGTTTATGTTATGCTTGGGTTCTTCTTATTTCAAGGGCCGTGATAGTATGGGATATAACAAGGGGTTTGAAGCAGGATGCGAATATGTGATAGGTTTAATTAAAAAAGAAAATAAATATGAGCAAGATTGATATGAGACAGACAGTAGAAGAAGCGGCAAAGGATTACGCCATAAGAAAAACGAGTTTTCGCAAGAATGTTCTCAAAGAAGTGGATGCGGATGACTATGTGCTTCGCAAAGATAATTGTCGTGAGGACTTCAAAGCAGGTGCCGAATGGCTGGCAAAGCAATCCCCGTGGGTAAGCATTAAAGAAAGATTACCTAAAGAAAATGAGATGGTTCTTTGCAGGATGGTATCAAATGGAGCAATAGTTAGTGGTTATATAGTTGTTGAAGCCGGGAAACCTCCACGTGTCGCAACATCCGGGAATTTTGAGTTTGAAGATTACGGAGATTATGAATGTGATATGTGGATGCCTATACCCGATCTAGAGGAATAGTATTAACCGAGCCTACTATGAAGGCTCATAATTAAAAAACAACGAATCATGAGCAAATATACATCAAAACAAATTGCCGAATCTGATGATCTGTTTGAGAAACAAATACGGAAAGTCAGAAAGTTTTATTTGAGTCGTAATCCCGATAAAATGATGATGC